GATTGCGATTGAATTGCTGCTTCCTGTGCTGCTTTTTCTGCTGCAACTCTCTGCTTGTCTGCTGCATCAATTTGAGCTTGCAACATAGATTGTTGCATAGCCATTTGTTGCTGGTTCATTTGCTGGTTCATTTGCATCATAGCATTTTCTTGCTGTTGTTGCGCTTGAACTTGGGCCATGCTTGGGCCTTGTTGTTTTCCTCCACCCATAATTAGCGTCCTTTCATTTTGTTTTATTTTTAATTATTTTCCACCAAAAGTCAACCCACTTAAATTAGGTGAAGAAAAGTTATTTTGAACAGGAGGTTTGCTCTGTGCCATTATCGAATTAATATTAGCTTGTTGAGCAGCATTTGCTGATGCCAATGCATCTGTTTTTTGATTTAAAGACGCTTGATTGCCCTGTTGGATTTGAGAAAGAAATCCTGATGGATTATAATTAAATTGAGGAACTTGATATTTTGAAAAATCAACCTTTGGCGGCACATATGGTCTGGTCGGGCCTTTTAATGCCTTTCCTAAAGCACCACCATATTTAGGGTCAAATGAAAAGGGTTTTTTACCTCGCAGCTTCGCGTCAGGTAATATGTTAAAAGGATCCATTATATTTAATGGATCAATTACTTTCCTGACTGGCAACCACACCTTGGAAACATTTTTTTCAATTCCTTTTTGCAATCCTCCCATAATTAAAATCCTTTCTTTTTTCTTGCTTCTTTACACAATTCTGATCCAACTTCAAATTTCCTACACGCAGTGGGTCGGCAATTATAAACAGAACACTTAACTGAAGCCCCAATCTCGCCTTCCAAAGCTACGCATCTGTTATTTTCGGTTTTCATCAATGGGTAGTCGTATCTTTGCATTTCTTGCGGGATTCCTGCTGCGTCTGCCCGATCTCGTTTGAAGATCGGCCATGACCATTTGAAGGAGCAACACGCTCCGCACTTTTGGCAGTCGTACATTTACTCCAATCTATAGCGCGAAATCCAAGGTCTGGAATAACGATGTCTTCGTAAGGTGCGAGATGTGAAACATTGGTGATTTTTGATTTGAGCTTCGGACAGTCTACATATTTGCCCTGATGACGATCAACGCAATTAAAACAAGCGGGGTAAAAATCAGCGTTGAGCGACTTGTCAGGATTGTTCCCCCATCCTTTTTCGGTTTTAATATATCGAGTCTCGTCAGGCTCAATACCAGAATACTCAAGATAATCATAAACATCCTTGTCAGTCCAGTCTCGGAGCAAATACAAGCTCACTGGAGACCCGTCTGCATGGCGAATGTGGGTGGTTACTGCTACCTCGCCTTTGATCAAGTCAGTGTCAGTGTTTTTTGTGCCAATGTAGACCGCATTCCAAGGCCAATTGAATGTGCCTGTAGGACGCAATAGAAAGTCGTTAACGCCGCACAGGAAGTCCTCGCCTTCTTTTGGTCGTTCTGTGCCGAGACTCATCACCATACACTTTTCACCCCATTGAAAGTATTTGAGCATATCGAACCGCACCTTGCCAGTCTCGGTGTCAGGCCCATCAGTCAATGCTACTCGCATCGGTGGATACTCATAGATTGCAAGTTTCCATTTTTTGATCAGTCGGTCTGAATAAGCATATCGCTCGCGGAATTTTGGTTCCCGAAATTGAACCACTGGCAAGTCAATTCCTGCGCGAAATTTAAGCAGATGCAGCAGTGCCGTTGAGTCTTTTCCACCACTCCAGAAAACAACGCTCTTTGGCCAATTTGTAGCCCAAAGTCGCGCCATTTCAACTGTCTTATTAAGTAGTTCTATATTCATTTATTAAATCATGATTGCTGCTGCTGCCGCAACTCCCAATGCCGCTCCACCACCCGCTATGAGTTGTCCAGTCTGCGCCTGCTTCCCAGCAGATGCGGCGGCATTTGCGGCGTTTGTAGAATTGGCATTGCCAAGTAGGTTGTTGATCAATTGTTCTTGGTAAGAACGAAGATTAGCCTGCTCGGATTGGTTTGCCGACAGGGTCTCACCCATCATTTTGTTGACATAATCGGAGTACGATTGCCCCATCCCAAAAGCGTTTTGCAGGTTCTGTTGTTGAAACGCATTCATCGTTCCAATATTTGCGTCTTTTGCTGCTTGCTGACCTGCAACCAATGCGCCGGGATCAATGCCTCCAACAGGAGCAGGATTCGCTTGAAGGAATGCTTGCCTTTTTGAAATGTTGTCGAACATAAAGTTCCTGCCTGCCTCGGTTCTTTTATCAAAAAGCGCAGACTGCCCAATTGTGCTGGACGGGTCAATCCCGCTTGCGGCAACGGATGGGATGCCTCGCTCGCGAGTAAAACGGGTCAAGAAGTCATCCAGTCCATTTGGATCAGTTGCCTCCGCAAGTTGCTCGCTTAATCCCATCCGTATTTCAGCCGCAAATGGATCAGTCAATTTCTCGCCTTCTCTGGAGTTAAGAATATTCCCAAGCCCAAATTCATATGCTTGCTGGGATATCTCTGTTGGGTTATAATCCAACATTCGCGGAGGCATTTTTGATGCCAGCGAAACATTGTTTCTGGTCAAATCCTGACTGCCTTCTGCCAACTTTGTCGATGCCGCTAAAAAATCGTATGTTGGTTGCGGATTTGGGGGCGGCATCATCTTTGCCGTGTCATATTGAACTGGTGCTGGTGCTGATCCTCCCATAGTAATTCTCCTTATAGACTGAAAAGTTCTCGGTGCATTCGTTTTAAGCCAAGTTTTGACATGATTGCGTTTGTAAAATTAGTGCGCTCATCTTGAAGTGGAACTCCAATATATCCCGCTGATCCAGACACTTGTGCATACACTTTAAGATCATGCATGCACTGAACTACATCGCGAGGAGTAGTGTGTTTTGGATGAAAAGCGGGGTAAAGAACGGGAATGTAAACATGATCGGAATATCCAAACAATTTTCCATCTTTATAATGACCGATAACATTCACTTGTGGATGCTCAACAACATGATGATCGAATTCCTCGGCAAAATCTACAAGTTCAAGGAATTCGCCACTGTCTTTTGGAATCGTTTTATATTCTATATTACTAATTTTCATACTGTTCCAACTACAATGTTTGTTCTATCAAACTGATTTGGCACATAGTTTTTAAACCGACTTGCCTGTTCCTCAATGGCATTGAATCTGTCATTAATATTCCCACACACGATACATGGCAAGCAATTATTTTCGGCAGGATTAATAAAATTAATTGATGAGTAAAGAGGGATTGCATTTTCATTACTAAACGGAAATACAAACCGACTTGGGAAGTCAGTAACTCTTTGTGATGCTGTAACAATTGATGGCATATTAACAAGGATTCTCTGCTCGATATTGTTGCGCGGCAGCATTTGCTGCTTGAAGCGCAAGCGTTCCTGCTTCTTCTTGTGCGTGTTCGTAGCTAATGCGTGAAAGAAACGATGCCTCTGCTGTGGCCGCAATTGAAGGAGACCCATTACTACAAGTCAATGTGACAGTTTTAAATACCTGTGCGTACCATGAGGTTTGCTGACCATTGTTGGTGTCGTAAGCGTCAGGCAATTTGTCAATTGTAAAATTCTCTCCATCTTGCCCGACAACGCAGTATTTAGTCTCGTCCTTTTGCGGTACACCAAGTGATTTGGTTGAAAATGGGTCGATAAATATTCGTACAATCTCGACTCCCATTTGACCGCACCACTCAATTAAAATTGAAAAAGCCTTGTCAATATCAATTGTCAATGGACTTTCACAGGTTTGATAGTCAACTTGTCTTTGAGAGGATTCCGTAATTAATCTTCGATACTGCGAACTTAAATATCCGAGGTCTTCAATTTGTTTTTCATATGGGGTTCCTTCCCACTGGACACGATCTGTCACCGCAAGAATTCGCTTTTTTAAAATTTCCTTGTGCTTACCTTTGCTGCCTCGGAATGCGACTGTGAGGTCAACAACTCCACCAATCTCGCAAGCCTCGATCTCGGAATAAATAAAACTTTTCAAGTCCATCTGATCACCGAGCATCGCAGTTTCCATCTGGCAGTAGATGCGATTGATTTTTTCAGTTGTACTGCCATCCGATTCAATGTCAAAATATGAGTCGTATTTTTGAGGCGCGAATGACTCCCACAGATGATTGTACGAACCATCGGATGTTGCAGAGTAATCGACAGAAAAGTGGAAGCATCTTTGCTGCCCATTAATCGTGCCTGTAGCCCACTCTACTGGGCGAGTGCCTGTCCAGACCCCGCACCACGCAGGAACGCGAGATTGTGACCATTCTGACGCAGCAGCATAGTCCAATACCATCGTCTGTGAGTTTAATGTTTCAAGATACGGAACACTTACCAAAATGTAATTCTCGAAACTGGTGGCGCAGATGCCTGCCGTGTTCCCTGACAGAAATTGTTTTGTTCTCGCCATCTCCACATCTTTGTAAATAACTTGCGATGACAAGTACGATGCTGCCGCCACATCCGCTGCGAGCAACCCACCCTGTGAGTACCACCACATCTGTCCTGCCTGAAATGTAATGCTCTTGCCAGCGATGCACCCCACAGTCGGATAAAGAGTGTTTTGAAAATTAGCAGTCGATGTCCACTGCGAGCGATCCAGCACTCCGCTGGCAAGCGAGAAAGTAGATCGGTCTGTAAAAACAATTAATCGAGTCGAAGTATCCTGACCAACAAAGCTAACCATGCCTGTTACTGGTCGGCTGAATGCAAAGTCGCCTCGCCCTGCTCCGCTCTTTCGTTCCTGCCATGAAGTTGGGTCACCAAGGTCACTGGCAAGCACTATATTTTTATCTGCAACCCAAAGTCGGTTCCCGCTGAATGCCATCCAGTATCCTGTTGGGATCGATGCCGATTGAGTGCCTGTTTTATTGGAACCATCCCAGTAAGCAGGCGCAGATACCCCGTCCTGAACAAATACAACTCGGTGCGATGGGGTAACAATTTCATCTTTGCCAGTCGAGAGGTTTGCCGATTGCGTTGCAAGGCAGAAAACAAATTGATCAACATCTGGGTCAAGCGAAATGTTTGTCAACTTGTATTGCGACCAGTCCTTCGGTTGTTTCAATGGGAAAGGCGCATAGTAAACTGACCCATTCACCGCAAAAACCATGTATGGCAGTTCGCTTGCAATCACTCCCTCTTCTTCTGGGTTAAATATTTTTGCAGGAGTCGTTACTGTCCTTCCATTAATCTGCTCAATCTTTGCCGCTTCCTTTTGTTTGTTTGCCGCGAAGAAAATGCCACCTTGGAAGTTACCAGCAGGAAGCGATAACCGCATTGCTTGGCCGGGTCGAGTCTGCACGACGCCACCTCGTACTTGAACATTAACTCCCCATTTAAACTGATTTTCTGGCAATGCCCAAGGATTGCGAACGCTATTCACGCCAGCAAACCATCCAGAGGTGGCTTTAACAAGTCTACCTGATGAGATTTGTTCGCTCTTCATTAGAAAATAACAGGGTCAGTCGTATCCCCGTAAGTAATTCCATTAATTTGTGGAGTAACCATTGCGTGTCCATCAATGTATTCCTGCTGATTTCGGAGGTAATTAAAAGCGATGCCCCAATATCTTGTAGCCTGTTC